TTATATGGTCAGCTTGTACTGCCGTTTTAAAACGTTTTTGAACGAGTATTTAGGAAGCATATTGAAGCATTGTTTCTTGTCGTTCCAGTACATATATTTGCCGAACAACCTGAGACCGAGTTCTTTGTATTCCATGAGTCTCTTGTAATTGTTGCGTTTCTTGGCCATACCTGTATAGCAATTGATACTGGCGAGAACTCTGTTGATGTTGTGCTCGTTCAGTTTCCATTGTTTCATCTTTATGATGGTTTTAACACCCTTTTTACAGGTGTTGTCGTTCAGGTAGCATCTGTCGAATTTGACCATCGAGCCTAGCACCATAGCCCCCTTGCTGTAGTGCTGGCAGTAGAATTTCTTTTCATTGAGCCGAACATTGATTTCGGCAAGACGTCTGCGGATTTCGGGCATGAGCTTTAAAAATTCGTCCTTCTTTCGAGTCACGACAAAAATATCATCGACGAAAACGACCATCTTGAAGCCGAGTTCTTCATTCAGCCACTTGGTAACGTCGTTGATGTACAGACCCATGGCATTTTGCCAACACAGAAAACCAATTGCCCCACCAACACCTATAGGCTTGTTGAAAAGGGATTTTTCAGGTGGTATGGCGTTCCAGTTTTCGCGAGAAACGAATACCTCACAATGTCGGGCTGGATCTGCATGCATCACAACATCCATCATGTAAACGAGATCTTCTTTATCGGGACCATTATAATAGCGTTCAATAAGCGTTTTTTGCTGTTTGAAGGCCACTTCTACATCGGCATTAGGGAAATACCCTTTGAAGTCAAGATGGATTATCCATGCGTCTTTGGTGTAGCTATCGGACTCTTCCTTGACATATTGCCGAAACCGTTCGATGGCCGCATGCTGACCCATCCCTTTCCTGTTGTTGAACGATATCGGCGAAAGGACTTTTTCGTAGATAGGCCGAAGTCGCCAATCCAGATAATGGTGGATGACCCTCGTTTCCATGGATGTAGCAAAGATTTCTCGTGCTTTAGGAGAGAATACGACGAAGGCGTAGTTAGAATCTACGGTCAGCTCACGGGAATTGATTTTTCGTTGAAGGTTCACGAGGTTCGCCTCGAAGTCGATTTCAAACTTCGAGGTGTCGAAAGAACGTCTCTTGTTCTTTCTTGCCCTGTAGTAAACTTCTATCAAGTCAATCAGTTCTACCATAGTTCTAACGACAAACATTTATCAAGTTCGCCACTGCGGACACCCGCAGATTGTTATTGAAGTTGTTGTTGTTGAAAATTCCAGCGGAGCTGAAAATCCACGCGTTATTGTTGTTATAGCGAACCGCGAGCCAGCGCGAAAAAACAAACATAACGCCTAGCAACGCCAATAAGGCGGCTTCTGAAACTAGCTTAAATGAAGCTGCCGCCCCCTCTTGATTGATTTTGTTTGTCAGGTCCGAGGTCGTAGTTTGACACCTTGGACGCCTGGATTTTAGATATTGCGCTTTTGCGCCATTTCATCACGCCTTCGTCGATTCTCTGAATTAGCGAAAAAATTTTGACCTGCTTCGCAGGTCTTAGATACTTTAAATCTATCGCCATGCGAAGATACGTCTTCAATATTTCAAATTCACAGATGAAACGGTCTATGCATTCTAACCTTTTATCTGCTAACTTGTACGCCATCCCGGAAAAGGCTATCATTGAAGTCGCCTTGTCGATCATTTTGTCACCTATCACGACTCGGTCTTTTTTGGGGAAATCGTAAATGACGCTATGGACTGATTTCACGAGTTCATAGGTATCAGCGTAGATTCCGGTTTCTTCCCATCTTTTATACGATTTTCCCATTTTGTACCTCCAGTGGCGGCTACGGAGAGCCGCCACAAAGTTAAAATTATAAAGTTAAGAGCGCCACTGCGGACACCCGCAGAGAGTTATAGAAGTAGCCGTAGGTGGAAAATGCAAGCGGAGCTGAAAAGCCACGCGGCAGAGTTGAGATAGCGAACCGCGAGCCAGCGATGGTCTCCAAGACTCACGATAGCACCACCCATGGCGTTAAGCGTCTTGTTGACGATATCGTAGCCAGCGTAGGTCGTATGGCCGGACAAACCGGCCTTCATCTTGCTAATCATCTCGAACGTGTCCTCGATTCCCATCATCCGCCAACATCCGGCTTCTAGACCGGGTGAATTGAAGGCGATACTTCCTACATAAGATGCCGCAGGGAACGTTGTATATGTTGTTCCGTCTTTCTTCTTATGCGTCTTGCCGGACAATGCGTAAGTCCATTCCTTCTGTTTGCCAAATACCGTTTTCATGCCGTATGTCAGGGCAGGCCATTTGAGCATCACGCATTTCTTGATGTATTCGGCGTAAGTCTTATAAACAGCTCGCAATGGAGTACAATGGCTATCTGATTCAAACTGAGTCTTGGAGACAACGACATTAGCCGTAGTCGGGGTAACATCAGATGTGAGCGTGGCTGTAGTGCCGGGGTTCGATGTATAGTATTCAATGAGCCTATTCGCATTTGCCCCGGCTCTTATTCCGTGAGAACCTCCAACACGTTCGAAGCCGGTCGAATCACCTATTGCGGGAAGTGCATAGGCATAGTTCATAGTTGCTGTAGCACCACTAGCGACAATGCTGTTTGCTTGTCGATAATCACTTATGACATCGGCTATTACAATGCATGCCATGTTCCCCAGATAATTTTCCATATATTCGCAGTGCCAATCGTAATTCCAACCGGCCCCGGCGGCGGTGCCACCCGGATGACTGCGAAGCCAAGTGTCAAGCGCAGTACAGAAATCCGCAAGTGTACTCGCCGTATATGTAAACGTCCCAATGTTGACATTTTCTGTTTCGTTTTTTCTCTGCCTGAACACGATGGAGTGGGACGCTCCATCAAGCGTCATGCCAGTGATCTCCCACATCCATGCCGATGCAAATCTTTTTGTTTCGTTGCAGTTGTAGTAATGAACAAGCACGTCGTCACCGCGACGTTGGATAACAACGCCCACGGGCAGATACCCGGAAGGAATTGTCGTTCCTTTTAGCATGTCGCCGCCTTTCAAATAGTGCTTGTTGCCGCTGCCGTCAACGTAGAGTGCATCGCCGATTTGCGGGTCGTCAGTTTCTACGGGCGAACCCTTGGCGGTGAAGCTCATATCAAGCATCTTGAGCGTGTGCGTGTTGCTGTCGTAGATGCAGTTCCCGAGATTCGGGATGGACAGCTGCACTTTGTTCACGGCATGGGGATTGTCGTGGTCTAGCTTATGCTCGTCAATTTGCTGGCTAGAGCCGGACTCGATCGCATCTATTGTGTCCTTGACTAGCTTTTCGCTCGGATAGTGCGTATTGTCCGGAGTAGATTGCCAAGCGGTGACCTTGTTGCTCTTATCTTCCTTGCCGGATTCGAGGGCTGTTGCACGGTTGCCAAGTTCGGTATCGGCTTGAGTTCGTGCGGCAATTTCGCTATTGAGCGCCCCAGCACTAGCCGTGTTGTCCGTCATGATGTTCACGGCGGTCACTTTTCCGTCAGTAAGCGTAACCTTGACTTGAACGTTAGTCCCATCTGTAGAAGTTTTATTCGAATCAAGAGCTTGGATTGCAGTGGCTATGGCGCTGTTGCGGTTGGAAACTTCCGTGGCAATAGCGGAGGCGATGTCTGAAGGCAAAGCCTTTGCGTCAAGCTGCTGCTGAATGTTACCAGTAACACCGTCAAGTCGGTTGATTTCAGTGACGTTGACAACGACACCATCAAGCACGTTCAATTCGGATGCGGTAGCGGTAACGCCGAGGTCGCTCAAGGACGTGCCGTGCGGATTTCCTGTCCGTTGAGAATGCTCGTAGGCAATCTTCCCTCGGTCGCCACGATAGGCGGTCGATGAGGTTTCGCCTAAGGCGAGCGAAGCCGATATTTCAGTGTATTGCGAGCCGCTCCAGCGGTAGCAACGGTTTGTACTCTTATCGACATAAATCTTGCCAGTCTCTGCCGCAATGAGGATTGTGTGGCTAGAGTCGCTGTAGAAGTTGCCGTTGTAGAGATACCCTTCCAGAGTGTCATCGACATAAGAAGGGAGTTGCGAAGATGGAACCTTGCCGTCATCATCAAGCGTGGCCACGCCATTTGCCGCACCCTTCTGCGACTTGGGGATATAACCGGAATTGCCTGCCGCATCATCAATCTTAAGATACGTGTTCTTGATGACGTTGCCTTCGTCGTCCTGCGTAGCCTTGGTGGCAGTGGCCGCATTCCCCGTAATATCCACCGGGAGATTTTCGCCGTCCTTGACATGTTCGGCACGGACAGCATCGTCAGCAATGTGGGTGTTCTTGACCTTTTTAGCCCCTATTGTCAAGGTAATCGCCACGTCCCCGTCAAGCACTGTAGCGGCGGACGTACCAGATACGTCGCCCGATAGGGCAATTTGTATAGCGGATTCAAGCCGCTTGGCGAGTATCAGAGCGAGATTGCCTTCGGTATCTTCGAGTTGCGAAACATTGTAATCAGCCATGGTTCAACCTCCTATAGGTTCGGCCTGAAAAACTTGAGTGTATTAGTCGCCTGGTAACGCATGCCAACGCCCCAGCTGTTCGCCTTGGCCTTAGCGTCGGCCTTGGTCTCGTAGGTGTCACAGACTGCATCGATTTGTTCCTGGAGAGCCGCGTCGGCTTCCCCTCTTGCCGCTATTTCATTGGCAATCGCGGCAGTTCTTTCGTTTTTTTCGTTATTCAATGCCTTGGTAACGATCCTGTTCTGTACAGGGTTCACCGATGTCGTCGAAAGATACGGTTCGACCCTGAACGTCCTTAAAAATTCTTCGATAATCCTGCCGTAATCGTTTGACAAAAGCCGAAGGAATACCTTGAACTTGGTACCATCCCACAAGACAACCGTATTTGCCTGGACTTGGAGCGGTTCTTCTCCATCAAGGATTCCCGCGTCAATAGCGGTGTACATGTATCCGGGCTGTTTTGTGGCCGCGTTGATATTGGCGCAGTAAGATTCCCCCTGGAACTCGATGTTAATTCCATTTTCTATGGATTCGGCGATGCTTCTCGCAAGCCCATCGGCTACGATTTCGTTGGCTGCATCGGAGCCTCCCGGAGCCGTTATGGACTGAAAATCCTTGAAGTTCTGCAACAGGTCTTTTTTTAGCTGCTCGAATCTAGTCATTGAAAACCCACCTTATTTCGGTAAACGGAATTTTCTGTTCTTCAAACTCTTTTACAAGGGCGTTGCAGCTTGCACGGTTCGCAGCCACGTTGACTGTCCAGATATACTGTTCGTCCTCGGAATAAACTGGTTCTCCGACCCTTGAAAGACCGGCACGGAACAAGCGACGAGGATTATCTATAGTGACCGTAAAGCCCATCTGTTCGGCAATAAATCGGTAATGCTTGGCTGCGATACCCCATTGTCTGTTTATGGCCGCCATCAGCTCCTGATTGCGTTCTTCCTCGGTGCCCGTTCCGGGCAGGCCGTAGGCATTTTCCCAGCGTGCAAGCGTCCCCGCAAGCGTGCATGTGCTGGCGAATGATTCCCGGTGAGCCTGGTCGGCAGCATCAACAAGCCTGTCAAGTTCCTTGCAAATGGCGTAATCCTCCGCGTCCATCGGGAGCGGTTTCAGCTTGGATAAAGCCTTGTAATGCCTAGAATCGAAAGGTATCTCGCTCATGCTATTCCACGCTCAATGTTCCAAGAGTAAACTTCTGGTCTGCACTTGCTTCAATCGTCGCAGCATCCGTGTAGGCGGCACCGTTGACGGATGTCAGCACGGTCGCGTTCGTGGCTCCGTTCTTGATGGCGAACACGACAAACTGCGCGGTCACTATCATGTCGCCCGCCTTGAGTTCGGCAAAATACTTTTCCACGTCGGATTGGAAGGTCTCGTTGTTGAACGCACCGGACAAAGTCAATACCACTTTCACGTTGACGGGCGTTTCTCGCTGCACGGACACGAAGATTTCCTTCGGGGCGACGGGGCCTTCGTCCTCGCAATGCTTACGTACCGCTTCGAGCATCTTCATCGAGAGCGTCACCGGGGCGAGGAGTATGCCTACAGTGCCAACGCCGTAAGGATTCTTCATGGCCTTCGCGAACGTGGCCCTTTCCTGTGTTTCGTCGTCCGTGTAGAACTCCGCGCCGAAGCACTTTACGTCATGGAGAGACGGAGTCTGCCAGCTTTCAAGCGGGTCGATGGTTTCTATACTAAACGACCAGTACCTGAAAGTCTCAGCCCCTGAAAAATTTAAAACGGACCACCCGGAAGCATCGAAAGTTCCTTGAACAGCATAAACGTTGTCATCGGCGGATGACAAGACGCGTATCCTTGCGCCGCGACTTGTCGTGAATCCAAGCCCGACACCTGAAATTCTCTTGGGTTCGCCAAAATCGACTTTAACGTATCTGGACGAGCTCGCGAAACCAACGGAAAACGCAATGGATTCCTTGTCCTTCGGGTTGCAGAAGGCATCCGCATCGACACTGAATGACGTGCCTGACACCATCGACGGTGTAATAGGCACGACAGCCCCGGCACTTACCGTTTCAAGTGCCCACCGTTCATAGTCTGTAGGCTTGCCACCGGAAGGCGGCTTCCTCAGGTAAGAAAGGACGAACGAAAGAAGTTCCGCCCCCGTGAGGCCATCAGGGTCTTTGCCACGTTCCGTGGCGAACTTTTCGAGAGATTCCTTCGACATCGTGGATGGGAAAATCTGGTCAACGGTCCAGTCGAGCTGCTTGTAAGCACCCCAGATTGCCGAAGCCGCCGTGGCGAAACGGATATAGGTTTGTGTCCCCTGCGTAATCGTTCCAATCAAGGACGGGTCCAAATTCTCCGCATCGGTAATCATCCTCTGCAAAATCGTATCGACACTAATGGCCATAGCCAACCTCTACAAAGCGTTTGAATGTTATCGTTTCGCCGACATAGGCATCGCATTCCACCTGAAGCAAAATTTTATCGTCACTGACAACCGTCGCGTTTGCCTTTACCGACCTCAAGTGCTTATATTCCACAAGCCACTGCAATGCTTCGAGGGCATACGCCTCGCATTTCTTTCGGGTAGTCTCTGATGCAGGAACGTTTCGGAGTTCCTTGAAACGGTGGCCAAATTCAGGTCTCTTGAAAAAGCTGCCCTTCGCCACGGTGAGTGACATATGGATTTCTTCTAATAACGTCTCTTTGTTCATGCTATACCGCCGGAGGTGGGTTCGGAACAATCGGAGGAGCGCCAGTAGAAGACGGGCCGACAGCCGTTCCGTGTACCTGTTGCTTCAGAATTTGCCTCATGTAGTTTACAGAACCGACATCGGCAGTGCTTGTGTTGTCCCAGATATCCTTTGTAACGCGCAAATCCCCGTCAATATCTACGCCCTTCGGGGCCTTGATTTCAATTGTTCCGTTTTCCCGCAGCAAGATGTAATTTTTATTGTCCCGGTAAATGGCGACTTCGCCTTCCTTGACATCCGGGCGTTCAGAGCCGTCAGAGGCGACACCTATAGTGACGTTGCCGAACTGCAAGAAAAGAATCCTTGAGCCTTGTTTCGGCACGGAAACAAAGCCGAACTGCTGCATCAGCTGGCGATTCTCTACGTCGATGCCATTAGCGGAGGCGTTCACGCGGCGGAGCTTCCCTGCAATGTCCTTGCAGCTCGTCACGATGCTGGTAAAAAACTTCATCATAGCGAACCTCCCGGCTGGAGTTCCAGCTTTGTCCTCATGCCACTTTGACGGTCCAGCGTAAACGTTACCGACTTGACTAGATACGCATCTTCAACTCCGTTGTAATCATCCCGGACATCGACAAACTTGTTGATTTGCCAGACTTTCCCATTCTGTGAAAAGCCCTTAAGAGTGTATTCAAGCCTTGTTGAACTGGCCTTTTCTACAGCGACCTGAAGCTCGGCGGTACGCTTTGCCGGACCGTCGTTTTCGTTCCAGTTCACGACCAGAGGCTTTGTAAACGGCATGTCGCCATTCTTCGCCGTGGCCATCACGTACTTGATGTCGTCGCCATCTTGGCTTTCGCCAACGACTTTTACTTCGCTATGGACTCCGTTGATGGTGCGTTCGACAGAACCCTCGATGTAATCCATCTCCGAGCCGTCTTCTAGCGCATGGATCCTGTAGTCAGCCTTGCCACGCACAAGGGGCTTGTCAAAAACGAACTTTCCGTCAGGTGACGCCCAGAACAGATAGCCCTGCGAATTGGCTGCACGCTTGATAACCTCGAACACAGTATCGCCCGGAGAAATTTCTACAAACTTACGGCTGACGGATTCCTTTTTTGCCCCGTTATAGACGAAATCCTTTTTGCCGATGAACGGGAGCGGACGCACAAGACGCTCCGCCAGTGCGTCAATCTTGGTCGGCAGCGTCGAAAATTTCGTGACGCAAGAATCCGTAAGGATGCTCGCGACAGAACGCCCCTCGAACGAAAGCGACGGGCCTTGCTTGGACAGTGAACGCTTGACTGTGTCAACGATGCCCGCAAGCACAATCTTGCGGTTGACGAAAATGGAGCATAAGTCTCCCACGGAAACATCGTATCTTGGGTCGGCTTCAAATGAAAAGTTCCCTTCGGGAGCGAACAGGTCAGACGTTATCGTGAAATTTACGAAACGGTCCATCCTGGCACTCTTCACGGCTACAATGACTTCATCTTTCATAGACAAGCACCTCGCCGTTCATGAATGTCGGATTTTTCACGCCGTTCAGGGCACAGATTCTGTCTGCGGCCTTGTATTTGAGCCCGTTGTCCAACAGCACCTTGTGCAATGGAGTTTCATACGGCACGTTGACAGTCTTGGTCGTCATGTACTCCATCTTGATTTTAAGCACTGACGCGGAAAGAGTCGCGGCCATTTTCTTGAGGCGTTCCGGCGAAACTGCCACGGGCAATACCTTGTTGATGAACTCGCGAACGGTCGCCAAAGAATTTTCAAGAGTCTCTGGAGTCATGATGAACGGTTCTACGGATTCGGCAATAGGCCTTCCAAGAGCATCATCGGACACGACGTTTTCTGAAGCGATGGATTCACCCATCTTTGCTTCGTCATCGCTGATTTGCTTTGCAGTCTCGTTTGCAAGAGTAGCGGCGGCAAGAGTCGCGAAAGCGGAGCACAGAACCGCAGGAACTCCCTGTGCCTGCATGGATGCAAGGGTTTCACCAAGGTTTTCTGCTAGATTACTTGTCTTAGCGGAGTCGCCCGAAAACCTCCTTGCAAGAGCCGTAAAAGAATCGCAGCACTTCTGTATGCATTCAGTCAATTTACCCGACATAGTATCAAGATAATCGACTGAAGAACTGATAGAATCAACAGTGGCCTTGACCTGAGTTATAACCCCGGTCGCAATTCCTACAACCTTGTTCGCACCGTCGATAAATGTGCGGGCGGTGTCGGCAATAATACCCCAGTATTCAAAAACAGCGTTAAGGAAATCACCAATAGACCAGTCATCACCATGAACGTCAGGAACGCCCTCACGCTGCATTTCCTCGGCAATGGCCTTCTGAACTTCGGCGTTGACTTCCTTAGCCTCTTCCTCGCAAACTTCTGCCGGGTCTGTAAAATCCTGGATGTCGGGCTGGATTCCGGCGATTTCAAAATCAAAGTCGAATTGAGCGAAACTTTTGCGGCGGTCCTCGCTCATCGAGACGTTCTTGGGATAGCCTTTCAGGACACCATGCTTCGGATGGCAAAGCTCTATAGGCTCAGCGAAAATAGAGAGGAACCAATTGCGGAGTGCCTGGTAGTTGTCGTCGTAATCTTGGTTCGTGAGGACGCATGAAAAGCGCAACACTTCTGGGTTTACACCCATGTCTTCAAGGTCTGCACCATTCTTGTAGGGGTAAGTCGTTTCGGCAATGGCATGGCTAATCTCGTCCCCGATGGATACGAGTTTCAGACTCCACGGTCCAAGTGTGCTTTCTCTGGGTTCATTCACGTCTGCCATACATTACCCGAACGAAGGAGTGTTTTGACGCTTGAGCTTGACGTTCGCCGGTTTGCCGCCATCGCTTTCGGCGGTGTAGCGGTTGTTGGCGGAATCAAGGTTGATGACTATATTCGGGGCGACGGTAAGGTTCTTCATGTATTCTTCGGCTGTCACCCTCTGTGCTCCGCTTTTGATATCCCGCGACATCAACTCACGCTGGATCTTCAACGTTTCATAAAGCTTGTCGAGCTTCTTTTGCGACGGGAACAAGCTTGTTTCTTCTTCTTGAATTGCAAGTAACGTCTTGTCATGGCGTTGGGCATGGACGTTCTTGCCGTACTTTTCTTCAAAGCTCTTGGCGTTTGTGTCAATGGTGTTGGACGCAATTTCACGGGAGTTGGCTACAACTTGTCGCCATTCAAGGAATGCTTGACCAAAGTTGTAGATTTGCCCCATTGCCCAAGATGTTGCAGCCCCCATGACAGACATTGCCAGAGGCGAACTTCCAAGCTTATTCAGCCCTGCACGGGCATTTGAAAGACCTTGACGAAATCGCCCCATTTCCTTCGTGGTCGTTTCCATCGCGATTGCCGTCTTCTGGGTGGTAACCGGAAGGTCGTCATCGTCCATGTAGTTTGCACTACCCATGCCGCCACCCATGTTGACGACGAATACTTTCTGGACACCGCCCGCAGCCGCTTCAATAGCATCAGCGGTCGCATTGCCGTTTTTCCTGGACCATAAGCCCTTCAAGTCTCCGACAAGGCCGCCAAAAGATTTGGCAAACTCGCCGACCTTGACCGCTACAAGAGCACCAGCAGCAACCGCCATGGCCTTGAACCCAGCCGATACAAGACCTTGATGTTCTCCAAGGTATTTAAGAGCTTCTGAAAGCTGATCTACAGGCCCTGCGAGGTTCGTGTCTGCAAACTTTAAAGCGACGGCCTTCATCTTGTTCACGTTCGTGTTGAAATCGTCAGACGTTTTTTGAAAACGCTTGTCAAGTTCCCCGGTATTATTCATGCCCTCTTGACCGCTCTTGGTAATGGCATCGAGCGTTTGCCAACCATTCTTGTATTCAGCCATTACAGGGGTGAGAGCCTTCAAAGCCGATGCTCCGAACATCGGCGAAATCTTCTTGATATTGCCGTCAGTTTTTTCCATCAGCTGGTGCATGATGTCGTCGAAATCGTTTAGATTCCCGTCTTTATCGAATACCCGCACCCCGATCTTTTTGAGGTCTTTTGCCTTGCCGATAAGCTCATTGAACAAAGACGAAACAGATGTGGTGAGTTCAGCTTCGCTTTTGATGGATGTATTCATCACCTGCAAGTAAGCCCCGAAATTCGCGAACTGGTCTTGCGACTTGATGCCAAACGACGAAGCCGCCGCAAGCAAAGCCTTGCCTTCGGCAGCGAACTTTTGCAGAGTGTAAGAGCCTTGGTCGCCCTGAATGATGAGGGAGTTGAACGAACTGGCTATTTGTTCTGCACCCCATCCCATTGACGTTTTCATAGAAGCTGCAACGGCGGCAAGCTCATCGACGCTAGCCCCGGAAGCCTTGGCGGCCTTCGCAAGCGTTTCGCCCATCTGTTCAGAGAAATCAAAATCGCCCGTGACTTCGCCAATTTTCGAGATGCCGCTTAAAATGGTATTTGCATCAACGCCAGTCTGCACAGCCATGGAATGCAGCGAATCGCGGAACACCTTCGTGTCCGCGTCGCTTTTCTTTGCGGCCATCCCATAGTACATGAGCGATTCGGAGAGGTCGCCCACGTTCTTGATGGCCATACCAAGACCACCGCCAAGAACCAACGAATTGAATGGCGTAACCATGCGGTCAGCAAGCCCCTTGAGGGAACTGCCTACACGAGCAATGCTTGCGCGGGCACGAGAGCCAAAGCTGTCAATCGCGGCAGAAGATTGTTTCAAGCCGTTCTGAAGCTTAGTCGGGTCTGCGCCAATCCGCAATGTAACGCTATTATCAGCCAATGCTCTGCCATCCTTTATCGTTGTCAACCAAATAGCCCTTCATCGCGAAGATGAGGAGCCATTGGGCGTCGTTTAGTTCTCTTGCGGGGCAACCAAAATACGCAGAAGCTTCCAAGCTACAGGCAAGTTTAAGACTTTCAAGCGAATCTGGTCCGGTTTTTTTTTGAGAGTTTCCTTGAGCTGTTCGAATTCTTCGTCCGTGAGCTTTTCCAAGTTCGGGTCGTTCTCGTCGGAGAAGGCATTGTAGGCATCGCACAAGGCCTTCAGTTCATCAGCGGTGCACAGAGTTCGCATATGCTCGGCACTGCGGAATATAGGCTTTCCCGTTTCAGGGTCGGAGAATGCCCGCCACATACCATGTACAGCTTCCTGTTCGCGGTAATCCGCCCAGTTCTGTGCTCCGATTTCAATGCCATCACGCTTGAACTCTTGCTGGTTATCGACCTTCGCTTTGCGAGCTTCGGAAACAGTCAAGAGCCTCATGCGGACAGTCACGCCCGGAACACCGGGCCATTCGATATCCTTGAAGACATCGTGCGAGGCCTTGATCTGGTCGATAATCGCAGATTCCGCGACATCGACCTTTTCAGCAGCTTCATGAGCATCTCGAATTTTATCAGAAAGCCCACTCATCAGCTTACCTTGCGGCTAGCGGCGTAAAATTCGAGCTGGGTTTCCTTGGCGGTCTTGCCGTCAATCTCGTTCGGGGTGGACTTGAGAAGATGCACGCCGGTAAACGTGACTTTCGAGCCGCCTACGTAGTTCACAATCACGGTCCAACCATTGTCGTTCTTGTCTTCTTCGGCAACCCAATCGAGGTCTGCTCCCGATTTCGGCAAGAACGTGACCGAGAAACCGTATTTCTTCGGCACTTTTACAAAGTCTTCGCCGTTGAAGTGTTCTACGGTCTGGGTGGTCTCGATTTCGTTTTCCTTGAACTTCGAGAAGTCGGTGATTTCAGAACCGTCCTTGACGAGAGAAAGAGAAGTAATTCTCATGGTTCACTCCTTAAAGATAAAGGTCGATGGTGTTGTAAATCTGATTAAGGCCAGGCACGACAGGAGCAGGGATTTGGCAGAGCATGCGGCCCGGTTCGTTCTTCGATTCCTGCGTGATGAACTGGTCCGCGTAATCGTCGATGTAACGCAAGATTTCTTCATCTTCAAGATCCTTGGCCACCTTCTTGTTTTCTTCGTTGATGGAGTCCGCAAGGAGTGCGTGGATGACCTTGTTCTTGAACTTCGCCTTGTGCGTAGAAAGAATTGCATCGCGGAAGTAGTCAAGCGAAGCGATAACGCCCGTGTCGATAAGCTTGGTAAAGCGAACGCCGCTGTTGTTGCTCTTCGTGGTCACGGCACGCACGATGCAGAGCTGGCTATCTTCTTCCACCAGTGGAATCACGCCGCCGTAAAGCAGGACATCCTGTTCTTCGCCGCTCCACTTGTCTTCAAGATCGGGGATTGCAAGCCCCGGAATGGCGACACCGTTCATCGGGACGTTCGGCTTGGAGTTGCTTGCAAAAATTGCACCGAGACCAGCCGCGATTTCCCACACGGTAGCGTTCAGCTTGTTCTTGACCGCCGCGATATGCAGACGTTCGTAGTTATGCTTGAGAGCTTCGGTCTTGGCGGCGCTTGCGGAGGCGGCAACCATCGCACAGACGGCACGCTGACCACGCTGTTCTAGCGGTGCAGCGGCAGCTTCAAGATGAGTTCTGAGCTTGCCGAGGTTCGTTTCGTCATTAACCGGGCTTACAATGATGTGGAAACGTTCAGGGAAGGCGGCAGCAAGGGCCGTTTCGAGGTTCACAGTGCCCGTGCCTGCGGTAGTTGTAACATTTCCAGCGGTTACACCCGTTGCGGTGCTGACAGCGCTCACATTGAGGCCTCCCGCAGCCGTAGAAATGTATGCACCCTTGCACTTGGCAGTAAGCGTCACAGTTCCAGAATCGGCAGCTGCGGTAAATGGAGCGTCTGGGGTGTTGTTAATTTCATCTGCGAGAGCCGTGGCGATAGCAGCGGCAGTATCTGTCTTGGCAACACCGGTCACGAACTGAACGCCGTTACAATCCACGCCAACCTGACCCGCTGCAGTTGCTGTGCCCGTAAGCGTGAACGCCCACGTGGCGGCAGAACTCGCAGCGACTTCGTAGCACAGGAACGAAATCTGTGCGTACTTCCAAGCCTTCTTTGCAGCCTTGTACATCTGCATGAGCACAGAACCCGAACCGGCGAGAGCGATTGCTTCCTGCTCGGTAGCGACTTCCGTCGGCTTGTTCGCAGCGATGCTGCCCGCAGACGACTTGTCGCCAATGAGGAGCACCTTCTGGATGTTGGCGGGAAGACCGTTCGGGCCCGCGTAGTAGTTGTATCCCGTGTAAGAACCAGGAATCATGGTTTCGGGAATGTTAGGACTCAGGTTCATTGTTTACCTCTTTGAAAATGACTTTGCCCTCTGCAAGAGTTTCGTGTCCAGGCGTTTCACTCTTGAACGTGGAGCTGATAGAAAGCAGTTCCCTGTAGTTCTGTTCGGCAGACTCAGGCGTTACCGTGAACTGCGTCGTAAATTCAATCTCGACCACCATGCATGCGGCAGTCAAATGCTCGGCGGTGGTTACATCGCGCCAACGTGCCACGCTCAAGGGCTTCATGTCAAGCCCGACATCGTTATTGTGGAGCTTGCCTATCACGTAGCTTACCGCCGGGTGCGCTATCTTGCGGCGTTCCTCTTCGCTTGCGACATTTTTGAAAACAAGCGAGACGACAATCTTTGCATTTTCCTCGATCCTTCCGCTAAAATCGGCCTCGGTAAAGTCACCGGACATCACCGCACAAGCAAGCCCCGGACGGGAAAGCGCTGAAATATTGCTCTGCACGTCAATCGCCTTGAAGTTCATGGGCGTGTTGTTGTCGCGTAAAAGGTCCTTGATAGCCTTTTCAATCACGTAGTTATTCGTCACGGCTACAGGCATCAGAACCTCATGGATTCCATCGAGAACATGGGTTCGCGACCGTTCGAGGCGACCGCAAAGCCCGTTTCTGCGATAGGTTCTTCTGGAGCGATACCGATAGACATTTCGCCATCGGCAATGCGTTCCAGCATCTTTATTGCGTTGTTGTAACGGAGCTTCATCCCTTCGGAGATATCCATCTCCGTTACGCGTTCATACAGGTTGTAAATCGAAAGGTCAACGCAGATGGTACGCAGCACGCTCGGGATTCCGGGCAAAGGCAGCTTGAACCGCTTGCCAATATAGGCATCGATTATGTCGCTGCTTTCGTTGATAGCCTTTTCCACGACCGTCGCCTGGACACTGCCCGTGGCATTCGGGTGCGTGTCGTCGGTGATTTCGACAAGGCGGGCTTCGGAAATATGGCCCCGTATATCTTCGAGCGTGCAGTAGTTCATCATTCAACCTTAGGTGGTCTTCACCACGTCCTTCAAGAGGAAGCCCGCATCCTTGCCGACCACGACTTCCGTCTGGTAGAAACCGGCCTTGATGACTTCGGCACCCTTGAGACCGATCTTTTCGTCTTCGACGATTGCGGCATAGCGTTCGCCCACCTGTGCGGTCATACCCCATGCAATGCCTTCCTTGAGGTTGGAAAGCGGTTCGGAGTAGTGTGCCCAAATGTTATTGCCCCAGCAACGAGCAAGAGTCGGATTCTTGGCATTCTTGGTCGTGTTCACGCGGGCTTCGCCAACGAGAATTTCATCGACTTCGAACAACGCCTTGATCTGTTCGCGGGTAGCGACACCGCCGCCGTTGTTGTTCGGGTAGATGGCCTTGAGAATGTTCGGGTCGGTACGGAGCTTCGCCCACACAAAGGCGTTCATGCCAAGGATGTTTGGACGTGCCAGCGGCTTTTCGAGGTAGTCGAGGAGCACTTCCACGATATCGAAACCAGAAGCACCGATACCTTCAGCAGCTTCGTAGGTATGGGTCAAGCTGTCGCCATAGTTCGAAGTGTTCTGCACAATGCCAGCGACACGCATTTCACGACCGAGAAGCACCTGGTTCATCAAGTATTCAAGGTGGGTATTGACAAAGCGTTCCTTGTTCTTGATCTGGTCGATATCTTCCTTCGGCACGATATCCTGCAAGCCGTGGGGCACGCAAGCACCGGTCTTTTCTTCGCCGGAAAGGTGGATGATATTCGGTGCGGAAGTACGTCCGACATGGGTATCAGTAGCAGTAAAGGCGTCGCCCTTGGTGCGTTCGTAATACTTGAACGCGAGTTCCGGGCCGTCAAGCACCTTGATAGGCATCACCTGATCGGCAATGAGCTTCTTGTTCTGGTAGGCGGCCACAATCCCGGTCTGCTGTTCTCCAATCGGGAGAATCAAGCCGGCTGCAAGATAGCCGCCGTCAGAGCCGAAAATGTCGGCGACAATCTGCGGGATGCCGCAGGCAGTAAGCGTGTCGGCACCAGCAACGGAGCACAGAACACACACTAGGGTAACGAGCATGAGAATGCATTTGTTCAGCTTCATGTTTTTGTCCTTGTTAAAGTTTAACCCGCAGCGGTCTTGCCTGCGTAGCCAAAAGCGACCGTGATAAGGTCGCCCGATGCACCCGCAGTGAGAGCAACTCCATAAGTTTCGGTCGATGCGCCAGCCGTAACAGCCTTGCCGTTCGCATCGCAAGCGACACGTGCACCGACTGCGACAGAGCCGCCAGCGGTCACCTTCACGTTGCCGCTCGTCTGCACGACGATATTTGCGCCGCTGGCAGTGTCTTCGTCACCGCTTACACCGAGCACGGCGGCACCTGCGGTGCCCTTCTTGACCTTGTCCGTGTCGGTTCCGGCCTTCACGAAAAGGTTCTTGCCGATGGCTTCTTCGGCCTTGAAAGTGGTTTCGTTGGTTGCCGCACCCTTTTCGAGCTTGATACGCACACGGTCGCCGTCTGCACCGGCAGATTCGAGCGCGATTGCAACGAACGCATCACCGGCAGAAGCGGCGACAGCCTTGCCGTCGCTGCCGACCTTGAGCTTTGCGCCGACGGCGAAAGCGCCTCCGGCGGTAACTTCGGCGATACCGTCAAGCTGTACGTCCTGGCGTGCGCCCTGCGCTGCATCCAGTTCATAGCTCACGCCGACAGCATCACCGCCAGCGGAAGCGAGTGCAATGGAACCTTCGGTTGCGCCAAGAGCGACAAATCTGAAGGCGGGAACGGCGACAGACGCCGTGAAATTGAGAACATTACCCTTCATGGGATTCTCCTTTTTTGTTAATTCTGTTCGCGGAAACATTCTTCCGCAGCTTCGGCAAAGGTCATCACGCGGCCCTTCGATTCCTGTTCAGCCTTGTACTTCGCAAGAATTTCACCGGACGAAATCTTTGTTGCATCGTGCATTCCCGGAGCTTCACCGAAATCCACGATTTTCGGGAGCGAGGCAACCGTAGAAGCGAAGATTTCAGCAACATTCACGCGGTCTTCGCCTTCGCCAAAGCAACCTTCGCCATCGACGGGCACTTCCTGGCACATGCCAAAGACCTTCATGAGGTTATCCTTGAGCACCTGGTTGCAACGCCCTTCGGCAATCGCCTTGTCCAAAGTCTCCGAGAACGCCGCCCCGGCACGGAGGCGCTGCGCCGCAAGCTTGTCAGCCTTGAGAGCCTCATTTTCCGCCTTGAGTGCGGCATTCTCTTCGCTCAACCGCGCCGCTTCGCTAGAATTACCTTCCGGGATAGATGCGGTCGGTTCGTCGCGAGGGGGCGTTGTTGGTTGAGGATCGGGATTCCCGTTCTCCGGCGAACCCTGACCGTTCTCCTTCTCAGTAGCTTTTTCATCGCTACCGCTTCCTTCCCCCGGTTCCCCGAAGGAAGGTGCGGTGTCCGCAGTGGGTTTTTCAATGACTGTCTGTTTCGGGAAGTTATTCGAATCCTTGATAACGTCGCGGACGGATTCGATATCCTTCACAGCATATTCCGGGATCATCTTGTCGGCGGCCTCGATGCCTTCCTTTTCAATCAGCTGTTCACGCTGACTGCGGAAAAGCGAACCAAGCGAATCAAGCTTCCAGATAAGTCGTTCAAAGATCGATGCCGGAACAAGCCTGTCCCATGCGTAAGATTCCGCAAAAACGAACACATCCTGTTCAGTAGAACCCTTGTCGCTATCCGCGAACATCCCGTCGCCAAAGCAGATCGGGGCCATTCCCTTCATCGCGGGGGCATGCGCACCCAACGCGCCGAGGTGTCTTAAACCCTTCTTCAAGTTGCTGTAAACGGACGCGGAAAGGTACTTGAAGCCGCCCTTCTTCACTTCCTCGGCAAAGTCGTTGTTCACGTCGTCAAGCTTCACCTTGAGCACGCCGTCTTCCACCTTCGAATCGACGATGGAACCGACACGCGGATCATCGACTTTCGGGTGACCCTTGACGAGCGGAGGCTGGTAACCGGCCTTGAGCTGTTCGTGGATGCCCTCGTTCAAATCTTCGAGGTCCGATTCGCTAAAGTCGTGCTCGACACCGGCCATGTCTGTGACCTTGCCCGTCTTGAACGCTTCGACCCACGGTTCCTTAAGATCATCGGATTTCAAAATTTTTTTGTCTTTCATGGCTTCAAAGTTACAAGCGAAAAACCGAAAGAGGAGATGACAATGTCATGCCCTATGTCACGCCCCATCAAGTAAGTTTGTTGCGAGGCACTCTATGGACAAGAATTTTTGGATTGAAGCTTTCAAGCAGTTCGGCATCAGCATCGTATTCGCCTTGATGCTGGCCGTATTCTATACGAACGAAAACGCCAAATGGGAAAAGTCCCAAGCCGCGGAGAACACCCGCTGGGAAACGCTGTTCCAGAAATACACCGACGAACAAAGGCAGGCCATGGAAGCGATAAGGGCGTGCTGCATGGAATTTCACGGGAGGAATAAATGAGCAAGGCAGAACTCAAGCCGCAAGCAAAAGACCTCTATGTGGTTCATCAATTAAGCCTATCTGAGATAGGACGCAGACTAAATATTTCCACTAGAACTTTGCAGACGTGGAAAGCCGAAGACCATTGGGAGCTTGAACGTGCGAAAATATCAGGCAGTCAAGATAAATTTCATGCCGAAATTTTTGAACTTGGTGAAGTTCTTGCAAGGCAAATAAAGCAAGACTTACAAAATGGCGTTGCTGTTGACAATGCTCGATTTATATCACTTCAACGAATAATCGACACGGCAGAGACTAGTCGAAAATACGAAGAAAAAGCTCCAAAGAAAAAGAACGATGAAAGAACGCCTGAAGAACGTCAAAAGGCTGCTCTTAAGAAACTTCAGGAAGTTCTCGGAATATGAAAAGCCTAGACGAATTCTTTTTCCCTTACCAAAAACGCTGGCTTCTCGACAAGTCAAAGGTCAAGATTTTCGAGAAGTCCCGCCGTATCGGCGGCACGTGGGTGCAAAGCTTCGAAGACGTGCAGGACTGCATCGAACAGCCCGGACTCAAGGTTTTCTTCAGCTCAGCTGACATGACCGCAGCAGCTGAATACATCGACTATTGCGAATCGTGGATTCAGAAGCTCAACGCCATCGCAAAGGCCCTCGCCGAAGTCAACTGCGAAGACATCGAGGACTGCGAATTTGCCGATGAAGACAAAGGCATCAAAAGCAAGATTATCGAGTTCAACAACGGCTCGAAAATTTACGTTCTTTCGAGCAACCCCAAGGCGTTCCGCTCCAAAGGCGGTAAAATCGTGTGGGACGAAGCCGCCCACCACGAGAACGACCAGAAGATGTGGGCTGCCGCAAAGCCCGCCGCCATGTGGGGCTATCCCATCCGCATTTTGTCAACCCACAACGGCGTGAACTCGCTCTTCTACAAGCTCATCGAGAAGTGCAAAAAAGGCGAACTTGACTACAGCGTTCACACCGTGCCAATCCAGCTCGCAGTAGAGGAAGGCGTTGCCGACCGCATCTGCGGTAAGAAACTCTCCAGGAAAGAACGCGAAGAATGGCTGGAGCAGGAACACAAAGGCTGTTTGACCGAAGCTATCTGGCAAGAAGAATACTGCTGCAACCCGCAGGATGAATCCAAGGCCATGATCAGCTATGAGCTCATTCACAGCTGTGAACGCCAAGGCGTGCTGGGCATTGACAAGGCACACGGCCCGCTCTACCTGGGTTGCGACGTGGCACGCCACCGTCACCTTTACGTCATTTACGTTTTTGAAGACATTGGCGACCGCCTGATTTGCCGTGCCGTCGAAGCCTACCAGAACAAGAAATGGAGCTTCCTTGAACAGAAGCTCTACAAGTTCCTCAAGCTTCCGAACCTTATCAGAGCCTGCATAGACCGCACCGGATGCGGCGACCAGTTCACCGAACGTGCCATGGAACGCTTCGGCTCCGTCAAGGTCGAAGGCGTGCTTTTTACGAACACCGTAAAGGCTGACCTCGCCATCAATCTTTTACAGGCGTTCGAAGACCAGAAAATCATCCTTGAAAAATGCCCGAAGTTCCCCGGAGTCGAAAGCCGCATAGAGGACGAACAGGCCGAAAGCATCCACGCGGTACGAAAGATCGTGACGAGTGCGGGCAATGTTCGTTACGATGCCGCGAGCACCGAGCAAGGGCACGGCGACTTTTTCTGGGGAGCGGCTTTGGCATACCACGCCAAGAACGCAAACGCGGCGGGTCCGCTGTTCGTACAGACCGCGAATCCATACGCGCTAGAAAGCACCGATTTCAGGGGGTTCTGAAAATCGCACAGAAAGGCCCTTTTAAGCCCGTTTTTCTTTTACCCTAGTAAGCGGACGTAAAACTTTAAAAAATCATTTTTCAACGAATTTGAACGGCGATTCAAAAGGATTAGAAAACTACCGAGGATTGCATGAGCAAAAAGAACAAGAAAAAGCAGAACGAGACCCAGAACAAGCGCGATTTGCAGCTTGCGAAGGAAGTCGCGACCCGGAACGTGGCGGAATACGTGTCGGGCCTTGACTACTTGCCGAACCCGGACACCATCCTACAGAAAAACGGCGGCAACATCAAGGTTTATCGCGAAATGATAGACGCTCACCTCGATGCGGTCAAGAACAAACGCTTTGCCTCCATCACGAGCCGCGCATGGACAATCGACGGGAGCAAGGGCGACGCGAAGAAAGCGAAGTTTGTCGAGGAATACCTCTGGAACATCGACCTCCGCAACACCATATCGCAGATGCTCGACGCGATCGGTTACGGTTTCGCCGTTCACGAAATCGTCTGGGATGCGGTGCAGACCGACATGGGCGTGCTCATTTTGCCCACGGCAATCAAGGACCGCAAGCAGGAATGGTTCAAGTTCGATGCGGACGGTAAACTGCTTTTGCAGACGAAGGACGGAACCCGCGAAGAATTGCCCGACCGCAAGTTCATCGTTACACGCAACCGCCCGACAGCAATCAACCCTTACGGCACCTCGGTTTACTCCCGTTGCTTTTGGCCTCTCGCTTTCAAGAAGGGCGGTCTCAAGTTCTGGATGATATTCGTCGAAAAGTACGGCATGCCGAAAGCAATCGGCAAATGCCCGCCAACGGCGACAACCGACGAACAACAAACATTCTTGAAAATGCTTACCGGGCTTATCCGCGATGCGGTCGCCGTCATCCCGCAAACCGGCTCCGTTGAACTCTTGCAGACCGGGAACGGAACGAACAACCCGCACAGCGAAATCGTTCGCTGGGCTGACTCCGCAATGAGCAAAGCTTGGCTTGGCGAAACGCTTTCAACTGAACAGACAAGCTCGGGCGGCACACAGGCGATGGCGACCGTGCACAACGATGTCCGTGAAGACCTCGCTCTCGATGACGCAGCAATGATTGAATCGAGCGTGAACCAGCTCATCCGTTGGATTTACGAAATCAACTGGCCGAACGAAAAAGAAATCCCGTGGATGAACATCATCCTCCCGGAAGACTTGCAGCAAGCCCGCCTCGAACGCGACGTGAAGCTCACGCAGCTTGGTGTGAAGTTCAACGCCCAGTACATCACCGATGTCTATGGAATCGACGAGAAATACTTTGAAATGCTCGAAGTCCAGCCGCAAGGCAGCTTGTTTGCGGAAGGCCCCGAAAAGAAGCCTAAAGTCCGCAACACTAGCCACGAACTCCGTAACAATGTGAATGCTTTCACCGAGCACCTTGCAGACGAATGTGAAAAAATCGATTTCCTCGCACCCATCCGCGAACTTGTAGAGAACGCAAAGAGTCTCGAAGAAGTCCGCGACAAGCTTGGCGGCTGCTATGGCGAAATGCCCATGGACCAAATTGAAGACGAAATGGAACAGGCATTCCTCGCAGCAGACCTGGCAGGGCGTTTCACGCTTCTCAGAAAAGCAGGCATCATAGATGGCTAAGGAACTCGGTTTCAAGCAAGGTGCGTACAAGGAAGCGGTCGATTACTTCAAGCAGAAAATCAACCTTCCTACAAAACGCTGGAACGATCTCAAGGGCGCAATGCACACGAGAGCGTTCACCGTTGCCGGTGCAATGCGTGCCGACATCTTGCTTGATTTCCGTAACGCCGTTGACAAGGCCATCGAAAAGGGTGAATCCCTGCAAGATTTCCGCGACCATTTTTACGACATTGCAAGCAAATGGCGTGAATCAGACCCCAGCTTTGACGAAAAGATGAAAAAGCCGAAATACGGTGCATGGCGTTCGAAAGTCATTTACCAGACGAACATGCTTACCGCAGCGGCGGCAGCACAGGAACGCCAAGCAAGGGAAATGCCCGAAGTATTCACCCATGCAAAGTATGTCTGCATGATGATGCCCACGAGCCGCGAACAGCACAAGGCTTGGAACGGCACGGTGCTCCCTGTAAACGACCCGTGGTGGGAAAAACATAGCCCACCTAACGGCTTCGGTTGTTTGTGCGAAAAGGAATTTATCAGCAAGTACGAAATGAAAGCAGGGCTTGAAAAGGAAACAAAAGCCCCGACACCTGCAAACGACACCACCAACATCGGTGAAAATTGGGACTACAGCATAGGCGATGCCGATGCCGAAAACCAACGGCTCAAAGAACAGCTCGAAGAGAAAGAGTTTAAACTTTTGGAAAAATTTGATGGCGATACTGAGTTAAGTTATGAAATAGAGAGAATTTCAGCAGAAAGGCACGAAAACAGAACTCCCGAAACGATTCAAAATGTGCGTGACCGACTGAATGACAGGAAAGACGAAAAAACCGGGAATATACCGAAAGTCAAAATCGACAAAGATATTGACAAATTTGAAAAACCAGAAAAGTTGTTTGAATACATGGAAAGAAAACGTGGATTCAAAATTGATGATGACTTGAAAGAATACGATCTTGAAAAAGTAAAAGGATTCCTAAAAGGAATTGATGCTGCAATGACGGCTTTTCCAGAAGCTAAAATTACACTTTTAGAAAAACACAATGTAAATGACGAACGTTCTTGTACAAAATTTAATTATAAAAAAGACAGTCCTTTTTCAATCGGGATAAACGAAAAGTGTTTTGGAAAAGAACAAGTTCTTGGGAAAAATTTCATTCCTTTTGTGGATAATGGGATGCATCCCAAAAACTCTAATCCATTTTCCTCGGCAGTACATGAAATGGGGCACGTTATTCTTCTTAAAATGACTCAAATGGAGAGTTTCGGTTATTGCGAACATTATGATGAAATTGCAAAAGAAATCGTAAACAAAGCTGTCATTGACAGCGGAATAACGCCGAATTACGAAAACATTTTCGATTTTAGAAAAAAAATTTCATTATACGCAGATCATTTCTACAAATATGCCGAAACCATAGCCGAGGCAATGTCTGACGTTTTTAACAACCGATCTAAAGCAGCCGTTGAATCAAAAGCAGTCTATAAAGTGCTAATGGAAAGATTAAAAAAAATTAGACAGAAAAGACAAAGGAGCTAAACAAGAATGCACGCATCGTCATATTCTTTTTGCATTTTTTTCAGCTTTTCAAATGCTTTTTTAACATTTTCAGGAGCTTCATCTTTAAGCGTACAATCATAGATGTACTCAGCATCCCTATTTGTCCATTCAAAGCACAAATTAAGCAATTTTTCAAATTCTGGACCCGGCATAATGTAAACCTCTCCCCATAATATACCACTTTTTCAAAGGAAATGCAACCCCATGGCAGATTTCATCAACGCAACCATAGAACGGCACGAGTTCGACACGCTTCTCGAAATCCTGAAAGACCGAGCCGTCCACCTGAAACCCATCATGGCCGTGGCTGGAAACATCGTTGTAAAAAGTGTCAAGCAGAATTTCCGCGAAGGCGGCAGACCCGAAAAGTGGACGCAATCGAAAAAGCCCAAGGGCATGACCTTAATCGGCACTGGGGCACTCATGAAAAGCATCCACTACAAAGTTGATGATGACGGAATGGGTGTAACAGTAATGACCGGACCGCAAAAATACGCAGCCATCCACCAGTTCGGCGGCACGACCGCACCGCATGAAATCAAAGCAAAAAACAGACGTGCGTTGCAGTTCACCGTAGGCGGAGTGACGCTTTACAGAAAGAAAGTCCACCACCCCGGCTCAAACATCCCGGCACGCCCCTACATGCTCCTGCAAGACGAAGACATTGAAAACATCAAAAAGGTAATGCTCGAATACCTAAAGGAACCCATCAAATGACCAAACCCACACCCAAAACACCGCAAAAAAAACAGACCTACTACAACGAAATGCCCGTGGAAACAATCAAGATTATCCACGCAATCGTCAAGCGTCCGCAAATTCCGCGTGAAGCCGCCTACGACATCGGCAACGCCGTAAAGTATCAATGCCGTGCAGGCCTCAAGCCCGACAACAATTGGGAAGACGATATCCGCAAAGCGGAAAACTACCTGCACCACGCACGAACCGGCGAATGGATAAAGGAATGAATCTAGAAAAGAGACATCTGCCCGTTGTCACGCTTCTTTGGCACAAAGTTAAGGTAGCGGTAAATCGTGCGTTCGCTCACGCCCGTCTCGAAGGCAAGCTGGTGGACAGTCTTCTCGCAGTTGTCAGCCATGTAGCGACGCACAGCGTTCGGAGTCATCCGGGATGGACAGGCTACATGGTTGCCCGCAAAGCGTTTCCAGATTCTCTTGGCGACATCAAGACCGAGGGTCTTTGCAACCCACTTTAAATCCTCGTTCGGCAAGTCATCAAATGTAAGGGAATCCCAGACGCTCATCTGTAATTCAAATATAACTAAAAACAAAGCAAAAATCAAACTTCGCAACAAAGGAAGTGAAAATGAGGAACGAACGACTTCAAACATGTATAAACTCTTTACTTGTACTCGACGAATGTTTAGCCCAAACAAAAAAGGATAGAGAAACACTCTCTATCCTTGGGAAAATCATTTCTAGCACTAGTGACAAACTCGATGAAGAAATCAAAGACTCCAATCGTTTCTGTTTAAGATTCCTTGCCTTCTTTTTCGCCTTTTGCGTCTTCGCCAGCATCGGTTTCAGATTCATCCTTTGGCACTAATTTATTGTTCATTGTCTTTACAAACACATTGCTTCCGCCTTCAACAACATCTCCCAGTAATCGACGTATGGCATCTTGAAGATTTTGCTTGTTCGTTTTGTTATCCCATTCACCTTCATCAATTGCTCCTAGCAGTTTTTCTAAAGGATCAATCACAGGATGTTTACCTATAGCCCCCACAGCTCTCCAGTTGTTGCCAAGTCCCTTGACGATTTCCTTGATAAGGTCATAATCCGATTCTGCGGGTTTCAAAATCAGAATGTAGTACAAAGCGGAGATGTATTGGCTGAATGCTTCCGAAGACGACTGGTTCGCGTTGGCCTCGTAAAGGTTGGCACCAGCCTTAAGGCAAGGAGTAACAAAGGCGTTCTTGATGGAGCTTTTTTGCTCTTCGATAATAAGTTCAGTTGTTTTCGTCTTTTCGTCAATAACTTTTATCTTTCCATTAAGGTCGTCAAGCAGCTCTTGGGAATACTTTTTGCTTTCATGCACATCCCAAAACACTTTCCAAGCGAACAAACCTATAAAAATCGTGACCGCAATTCCAAGGAATACAAGGACTTTGTTCATGGAATCTTCATAGAACTCCCTAGAATCATACAAAGCTTTCATCGTCGGGTCTTCGATAACCTTTTTTACCGTATCCACATAAACCCGTTTTACGGTATCAGCATCGGGAAAGCACTTGAAGATATAGAAATTGTTTCCTGGCATAGCCTATTCACCGTCCAATTCGTAGGCCACAGTTGAACGGATTTTTATCACACACACAACGTCTCCACCATCATTCAAAATATCCTTATCGTTTCCTATTCTATATGTCAAAATACGCTTTCCATTCATCGTTGCATTTCGAGTTCCCGGATGCGTATAAACGCAAATGTATCCGTTTTCTTCCATTACATGTTCTGGGAATCGAAAGAAGTGTCTCCATACGTTCGTTGGATTTCCGTCGCTATCGTATGTGCAGTCGTAAAAGGCGTAATCACTTAACTGCGTTCCCTTGGAAGCCCAAAACAGAAAACGCTCTTCACCTGAACCTGGTTGAGTTCCGGCCCTTTTTAGCACAAGTTTGCTTTCGCTTTTCTTTACGATATCATCAAAATACATTTTACGTTTCTTCCTTGTTTTTAGATAAGTTCGATAATATTCCCGCTCACGCGGTAGCTTGGGTGGGTGGGTCTTGCTTGGCGGCGGTTTGGGCGGAGAGGCCGAGGGCGACGACGAGGTTGAACAGCGTGGAGAGTTGGGTGGGCGTGGGCGTGGCCGAGCCGTCTTGCCAGGAGGAGAGCACGGCGGGGGCGACCCCTACGAGCTGGGCGAGGCGTTCAAGGGGCGTGTTGGACAGGGCTATCGCTCCCTTGATGTCAAGAATATCATTTTTTTCAGAGTTTCTCTTGACATTTGAGGAATCTTTGATTAATTTTATTGATGTAGTGGTAACAACCACCACTACAAAGCAAAGGTAAAAAAAGGATTTGCCCATGCCAACAATTAAAAATCTTACAGAGACAAAAATCTCATGGATAGCGGTCGCTAACGCGGTATCAGAAATCGCAGGAAAGCCCTACAGCCCACACTACATAAGGGAAGTAGCCACAGGCTACCGCTCCAACAAGCAACTCACCCCCATCCTCCAAAACCTTGGAATTGTCAAAAAAGAGGTAGCATAATGATCAAGTCTATTTACGAAGAAGATACCGAAAACACCGCCCAAGGGGCAACCAAAACGGTTGACCCTTCGGACAAAGAAAACGGCGAAGAAAGCCTGCTCGAAACCGCCAACAAGCTCGACGAAGTTCTCGGAACGGACGGTTCCAACAACGAAGTCCTCTATGGCGAAAACGCCGCTTATCCCGAAAGCCCGCTTGTCCCGGTCGAATATTCCAACTCCAGTGCAAAGTGCATCGTCAAGGAACAGGGTCTCGAAGAAGGCGAACTCGACCCGACGACGGCGACCGCCCTCAAGCTGCGTTACCGCATCTTCAACGACACGTCCATCCGCATGAGCATCGACACCGAGAAGAATGTGTGGTTTGTCGCGGACGATATTGTGAAGGTTCTCGGCTATACCAAAGACACGGCAGCGGTCATCAAGCGTCACTGCGGCAAGGTCTATGACAGCAAGGACCTCGACGGCACAAACGAGCTAGCCAAGAAACTCGTCATCGATACGAAGGGTGGCAAGCAGGCGATGATCGCCATCAGCGAACCGGACGTTTACCGCCTCATCATGCGTTCCAACATGCCCGAAGCCCGCAACTTCGAACGCTGGGTCATGGAAGACGTGCTCCCGTCCATCCGCAAGACGGGCAAGTATGCCGTCAAGCGCAAAATCGAGTTCAGTAATCCCGAAGACCAGGCGAAGTTCGAAGCCGCCAAGACGGAACTTTCGGGCCAGTGCGAACTGTTCCCGCGGATGGTGCCGAGCGTATCGCTCCCGGCAGACATCACCGACCGCCTGAACTCTGTCAAGAGACGCCTTTTCGAGCAGGGCCACACGTTCCCCAACAACAAGGAGTTCGTGAAGTTCCTTGTCAACAAGGCACTCGAAGATTTGGAAGGCTAGGCCCATGACGGAGCTCAAGAAATCACAGATGAGGCGCATCGTCGAGCTTGACACGCTCCGTCGCAACTTCAAGCCCGGCTCGAAGGAATACCGCCTGATCAGTTCCAAGATTCACCACGAGCGGACAAAGTTCCGCACCACCCCCAACCGCTAAGGAGAAACAACATGCATTACGAACTCAACCGCAAGACGCTCAAGATTCTCGCCAACGAGCCCACCCGCACGCTGCTCGAAAAACAGCTCATCGACCTCTGCCTGAGGCAATACGAAAGGCTCAGCCAGCGTGTTAACGATAACAACGACCTCAAGCAGACGCTCATCCGTATCCAGAACGCCATCCTCAGCAATTGCCCGTGGATTGTCGAAAACACCCGCATGGCAAAGGAACAGGGCTGCAGCCAGAACGCAGTCCACGTTGCTGTCGTGGGCATCGCCCCGGAAAACACCAAGCAGTAAGGAGAACGACCATGAATACCACTCTTATTCATCGTTCCGCACGCCCCCGCGTCACCCTCGAATTCACCCAAGTCCGCCACTGCGAATGCTGCGGCGGTAAGTCGAACCTCTACATCAACGGCCACCACGCCTGCGGGCGTTGCCTCAAGGCTGGCCGCGTGCTCGACATGCTCTGGAAGGAACAGGTCGCACGCCAGTTCCGCTGCGAAGGCTCGGTCGTTTTCTGCAACAACGACCTGCCCACCGAAGTGATGGACGCAATGACCGCAAGGGCACTCAACCGCTAAGGAGCAAGCCATGTCCACTTTCGACGCAAAAAGCCTACGCGACAAGGACGACAACGACGTGAACTTCACGCCCACGCACTACTTCGACGACAACACGAAGAAGAGCATTGCGGAGGAAATCGCCAATTGCCTTAAAAAATCCGGCATTCGTGGTCTCGTAAGGAATGATGGCTCCATCGACACTTCTGTCTATGCACTGGCCTCCGCACTTTCGGACTACATACTAAAGTCATCGACAACAGGTCTCGTAAAGAACGACGGCTCCATCGACACCACGGCC